CTCGATCTCGTCGGCTGGGTTCGCCTTTCCTGTAATCTCTTTCCCTACCTTTGCTTTCATCTTTCCTTCGCCTTCTCTCTGCTGCGTCAAAACTCGTAGCAGGTATCCGTAGCGCCCGCTGCGTAATGGTAACTACGTAACCCCTTCTATAGAAGGGGGGTTACGTTACGTTACCTATTTCCGCGCCCTGCCCACGTAACAAATTACCTGAAAATTACGTTTCGTTACCATAGTTACCATCACTTTCTTGACGCGATGCGCAACGCATTTGCGTGCTCACTTTCGACCATCCGCCAGCCGTGTTCGTGCGCCTCGATGGCCCCGCCTTCGAGGAGCTGCTGCACGAATTTGCCCCCGGTCGGCTTGATGGTCTGCCGCGCACTGGTCTCCTTCATGCCGCCCTCGACGAGGTAGGCGACGGCAGCGGAGCGCGAGAGGTACGGCAGGCCGTCGCGGAACTCGGCCCCAGCGTGCCACCAGGCAGCCTCGTACGTGCGCCGCGCCTTGTCGACGGGGCCTTCACGCTTCGGCTTCTGCGGAGCCGCTGGTGCGTCGTTTACGCGCACGAACACGGCTCCAGAGATCTCCTCGCCGTCCTCGTCGACCCACCCGAGCGCGACGGGTTCGAGCTTGCCGAACATCGGCGCAGGCGCTTCGGCATCCTTCATCTTCGCGCAGGAAAGCTCGATGGTGCCGTCGTCGGCCTTCGAAACCATGATGGAAGCGTCGAGCGACGCCTTAAACGCAGAGCTGCCACGCGCGCGCCCCTTTGCCCCTTCGCCGTGCCCGACGTGGTGATTGAGCACGACCGCCGAGCGAAGCGCACTCGCGACAACGTTGGCCGCGTTGAAGAAGTTTCGCACGTCGCGCGCTGCGTTCTCGTCGCCGGACATGTGGTTGTTGACGGTGTCGATGACGACGACGACCGAATCGGCGTCGGTCAGCTCGCGCACGGCTGCGATGATCTGCGCCGCAGCAGAGGCCGAGTCGAGGTCGATGCCTTTGTTCGAGATGAGCAGGTTGTCGAGCTGCTCGACGCCGTGATGCTTGCACCACGCAGCGACGCGCTGCCGGATGCCGTAGTTGCCCTCGCCTGCCATGTAGACGACGACACCCGGCTTCGTCCGGTTGCCCATCCAGTCGAGCCCCGCCGCGATGCTGCACGCGATGTCGAGCGTGACAAACGTCTTTCCCGCGCCGGATTCGCCGAAGACCATCGTCGTCCCGCTCGCGGGAATCCACTTCTTGACGGCCCACTCCAGCGGCGCAGGCTGCGAAAGGAAGCTCGTCGCGCGGCTGAAGAAATACTCGCTCGGAGCCTTCGCCTCGACGAGCGCGAGGATGTCGCGGGCGATGTCGTCCCCGAGCGCAGCGTTTGCGGCCACGTCGTGCTCGACCTCGTAGCGCGACGCCGAGTGCACGAGCTGGCGCAGCTCCGAGGCCGGAAGCGGAACGTCGCAGCGAGTTTCGTTCGTGACGCTGAGCGCGGCGAGAATCTCCGGCTCACCCATGCCGTAGCGGCGCATCACGCCTGCGAGGGAGTGCAGGCCGTTGTTCCTGTTGCCCGTGATGAGCGAGCCGTCGCCGGTGAGCGCGACCGGCTGTCGCCGCTTCGCCTCGATGCCTTCGAGCCAGCGCTGCGGGACGCCCATCGGCGCCACGCCGTCGAACGGGTCAGAGCTGAGCTCCCATCGGTACTCTCGCCCTTCGATGCGGCTCGGGAACGCGACGAAGTAACGGCCATCGGAGAGAAGGTCGATGCCGTCGCGCAGCTTGCAGGAGCGGACGCCCTCGACGTACGCGGCGAGGTAGTGCTGACCACCTCCTGCGGTGAGCTGCACCGCGCCGTCAGGCTGCGCGCCTCGCTCGTCGGTCCACGCGCTCCACGAGTCGTCGCCACCGTTGCGCGGGTCGATGTCGAACACCACGAGCCCCGAGGCCGCGCCGCAGGCGATGCCCACGTTCCGGTCGTCGTGGCCCTCGAACCATCGACGAATGGTCGCCTCGTCCGTCGTCGCGTCGTTTACGCCGTGTTGCGTCGCCGGGAGCTTCCCGTTCGGCACGATGGGAAGGACTGGCCAGCCCCACGAGGCATAGGCGAGCGCCGCATCGAGCGGGGTCACTTGGCCACCGCCTTCGCCAGCCCCCAGAACGCCCGCGCCTGGTGCTGCTCGGCGTAGAGGCGCACCTCTGCCGCTCGGATGGCGTGCGCGCGATCCTCGACACGCACGATGCGCTCGAACAGCCAGTCTCCGATGATGGCGCGCGCCTGCTTTTCGTCTGCGTTCATGGTCGCGCCTCCAGATAGGCGCTCAGCGCCACCAGCGTCGCGTGCTTCGGGTTCGCGTTCACCCCGTTTCGGATGCGCGCGATCGAGTTGACGTGCAGCCCCGTCGCCTCGGCCACGATGTCGAGCCGCCGATCAGCGAGCCGTTCCTTGATTTCTTCGAGCGTCAACATGGTTCGAGCCTCCTGCGGCGCATCCTACCACTGTTCGTAGTCTACAGCGCAAGAAATAAAAAACGCACGTCGATGTCGATTGTCTTCGACAACGGGAACGCACTCGCGTAGAAACAACACATCGCCCAAACGGAATTACCCGACCGAGGCGAAGAAAGACCGAACCATGATGCTCGCAGCCGCTCCCGCCGAACTCTTCCCCGTCCGCGTTGCCGCCATCGCTTCCGCTCGTGATGCGCGCCGCGCCGCGAGTGAGGCGGTCGCGAACCGCAAGGACGATTCCAATATCGCTGAGCTTATGAAGGCGTTTTACGATGCGGTTGATGCGGAATGCTCGGCGCTCGGCATCAAGTTCGACCGCGGCGGGCGCTGACCGCCACCCCAGCCCCGCCCCATGAGGGCGCGCAACGCTCGATGCGTTGGCGGGGCTCTGCCTCAACCCGAATGACCGGACCGAGGCGAGAACGAGACGACCATGAACTTTGACGACAACGACCTCACCGCCCTTGAACTCAAGTGGAACGCCAACCCAGACGATCCACGCACGTGGGTTGTGATGGACTTGCTTCACGACCTTTTGAGGGCACGTGAAGAAATTAAGCGGCTCAAGGAGACCGCAAAGGAGTGACCCTCCTTTTTTGCGCAGCCCATGAGGGAAATGCGGGGCTCGATGCCCCGCCTGCGCACCCCGACAAACCCGAATCACCGGACCAGTCGGAGCAAGGACAATCGAATGGCAATCAGCATCAAACGCACCCGCGAAGCGCACGCGAACGGGGTCAAGCTCCTCGTCTTCGGCGCGGCTGGCGCAGGCAAGACGAGCCTTATCCGCACGCTCCCGAACCCCATCATCATCAGCGCGGAGGCCGGTCTCCTCTCGCTCGTCGGCGAAGACCTGCCGTACGTCGAAGTGTCGAGCATGGCGACGCTGCGCGAGGCGTACGAGTGGCTTGCAGGCTCTGACGAGGCGCGCGGCTTCGAGTCGGTCGCCGTCGACAGCATCTCGGAGATCGCCGAGGTCGTGCTGAACTACGAAAAGAAGATCGCCAAAGACCCGCGCCAGGCCTACGGGGCCATGCAGGAGCAGATGACAGACCTCATCCGCGCCTTCCGCGACCTGCCAGGCCGGCACGTCTACATGTCCGCGAAGCTGGAGAAGTCCACCGACGAGATGGGCAAGGTCTTCTACGCGCCGTCGATGCCCGGCAACAAGACCGGCCAGCAGCTGCCCTACTTCTTCGACGAGGTGCTCGCACTCCGAGTCGAGAAGGACGCCGACGGCGTGCCGCAACGCGCGCTCATGGCGCACCCGGACGGCCTCTGGACGGCGAAGGACCGCTCGGGGCGCCTCGACGCGTGGGAGGCGCCGGACCTTGGCGCGGTCATCCGCAAGATCGGGGGTGCATCGTGAACGAGTTCCAAGCGTTTGAACGAGATGTCTGGACGTTGTTTTATGCCGCCGATCGAACTCACGACGAATTTGGAGAAACGCACGTCATGAACATCGCAAGTGGCGCGATTTTCCGCGAGCGGATGCACATATACAAGGCGATGACGATGTGTTTCGTCCCCGGAATTGAGGCCGGCGAAGACCACGAAGGAAACACCAGCACGCGGCAGATCGGCGGTGAGCAGTGAGTCGCGAACTCGACGACCTCGCGCACCAATGGTGCATCGCCAAGGCCGAAGAGGCGAACGCGGTGGCGCATCGCCGTACCATCGAAGACCGCCTCGTGGAGCTGCTCGCGCTCGACGAAGGCAAGGAAGGCACGACCAACGCCAAGACCGAGCAAGGCTACGCGATCAAGGTCGTCGGCCGCATGAACCGCAAGGTTGACGCCGAGCGCCTTCAGGAACTCGCCGCCGAGCACGGCCTCTCCGAGCACCTCGGCTCGCTCTTTCGCTGGAGCGCCGACATCAACGCCGCAGCTTGGAAGAGCGCAGCGCCGACCATCACCGCGCCGCTTCTCGGCGCAATCACGACGACGCCCGGACGGCCGTCGTTTTCCATCACTGCACCCATCAAGAAAGAATCCTGAATCATGGCATCATTCGACTTCAACCCGTCCGACGTTCCCGCCACCGAGAAGTCTTTCGAGGTGCTCGCCCCCGGCTGGTACACCGCCAGCGTCACCGGCGCGGAGGTCAAGCAGACCAAGAGCGGCACCGGGCAATACTTGCGCGTCGAGTACACGATCTCGGGGCCGTCCGGCGCAGGCCGCAAGGTCTGGTCGAACTACAACGTCAGGAACGAGAACCCGAAGGCCGAGAGCATCGGGCGCGAGCAGCTCGCGGAGCTCTGCCGCTGCGTCGGGCTCGCGCGTGTCAACGACACCGACCAGCTCCTCGGCTGCAACGTCAGCGTCAAGCTGAAGGTGCGCGACGCCGCCAACGGTTACGAGGCGTCCAACGAGGTGCAGGCGCACAAGGCCCTCGAAGGCTCCGCGCCGCCTGCACCCGCAAAGGCTGCTGCCGCGCCGAAGGCCGCGCCGAAGCCGCCCTGGGCGAAGTGACGCACGCCGCGCAGTAGCGCGAACAAGGTGAGGGGCGCGGACGGAAGGCGTTCGCCCGCGTCCCTCGCCGTTTTGAATAGCACAGGAAGGCAGAGATGAAGATCCCCGAACCCCAGAACACCATTGCCGCCCTCATCGACGCGGCGCACGAAGCGAAGCGCGCATCGCACAAGGAGTGCTTTCGTCCGCACATGGGCGCCTCGACGCTCGGCGAAAAGTGCGAGCGTAAGCTCTGGCTCTCGTTCCGCTGGGCCGTGCGCGAGCAGTTTCCAGGCCGCATCCTGCGCGTGTTCCGCCGCGGGCACCGCGAGGAGGAGACGGTCGTCGAAGACCTGCGCGCCATCGGCATGAAGGTGCGCGCGACGGGATCCGACCAGACGCGCGTGGAGTTCGGCTCGCACGTCAGCGGGTCCATCGACGGCATCATCGCCGCAGGCGTGCCAGATGCCCCGAAGGCTGCGCACGTCTTGGAG